GGCGCAGAAATGCCGCCCGGTCGGTGACAGCCACACCTCCTGACCAGGAGCGGCGAACGCGATCGCCGCGTTGATCGCGGCTGAATCATCAGTCGTTCCGTCCCCCGCCGCGCCATGATCGGTGACGAAGACCCAATGATCGACCCCCGCGCCACTGCCGCTGTGCGCGTCCACATAGGCTTTATTGGCGGCCTGGGAGGCGATTGTCGGCGATCCCGACAGGGTCAGCGGCCCGGTCATCGCGACATGGCCGTCGAGCGGCAAGAATGGGCCACCAGAGGGATCGGTGACGATCGTGGCGGAGACGTAATCGCGCAACGCCGTGGCCCTGAACGTGCCGGACCCGGCGTGATCGCCGACGATGATGGAACTGTCGGTAACGGTGCCCAGGTCCGGCATATCGGCGATGCGAACGCCCTCGACGGGGACACCGCCGGTTGTGGTGATCGTGGTCGTCATCTGGAAGTCCCGCTCAGGATGATGGTGTCAGTCAGCACCGGCGGTGTCGCGTCGGTCAGCAGGATCAGCGAAGGGTCTGGCGCGCGCGAGACCATTGGCCGGACGTGCAGATGCCCCTCGGCCAGCAGCTCGGCCTCGCCGCCACCCTCCGCGTCGAAGAACACCGCCCAGCGACACCGGCGCGGCCACGCACCCATGGTGCCGGCGGGGACTTTGATGGCGAACGTGGCGGTGATGGTGTCGTAGACGGTTCCCGTGGCGGACCACATCACCGTGCCGGGTCCGGCGACCCCGCCGATGCCACTCCCCCCTGGCCAGCCGCCCCAGCCATAATCCCATCCACTCCCCCAGCCGCCGAAGTTCGGACCATGGCACCCTCTGCTGTCGGGCCAGACGAACATCGAGAGTGCCGGCCCGCCGATGCCTCCCGTGAGCGCGATCGGCAGTGCGTCGGGGCTGTCGCGATCAACGATTGAAACAAGCAGCGTGACGCTGTCGGTGCCACCCAGGACCAGATCGCGCGTGGGCACGCGGACAGGCGAGACGCGGTCGAGCGGCAGCGTGATGGCGAAGGTTGTCATGATGGCGCCGCGATCCAGTGGTCACACACGAAGACGTAACGCTTGCACGCCGGGCACCAGTGCTTGATCTCAAAGAACGATTTCATGGCACGAGTATCGGGCCTTTGGATTCAACCATCCATTGCAATCCGGCCGTATTGGCGATCACAGCCAGACGATAATTCTGCGCCAACGACACAGGCGCGTTGGGGCCGACACTGTAGATACTCCAACCTACCGGAGGATAAACATTTACCGCCGTCGCGGCTATATTGACGACCTCCATCTTCGTGCCGTGAGATGACGCTGGCAGTACGACACCAGATCCGGCGGGGACGGTTCCGGTGAAATTGACCGCCGCCGTCACGGACGCGGCGGTTGCCTGTGTCGTGCCCGCCGCCGTGACATTCGCGGTGAACGAAAGCGCCAAACCTTTCAGGTTCGTCTGTAGCTTCGTGGTCGGCGACAGGTCGCCCGCGTTCGTAACGGTGAATACCGGCGCGCCCAGTACCGGGTTCATGGCGACTGTCTGATTGATGCCGTAACCGGTCGGATTGTTGATATGCGTCGAAGGGGTGACGATAACAAATGGCCCTGGGGTGTCGATCCTGATGCCGTCCCCCGCCGTGGTCGCGATCATGCAGCCGTCCACTCTGGCCGCATAACCCCATGCGGCTATATGAACGCCATGTCCGCCGTTGTAGGAGGTGACGACCCAACCTCTGATAACGAGGATGCCACCGTTGGCATCGTTGACCCAGATATTATTCCCGATGGCGCCCCCACCAGGATTGACCGCTCCGACGGTCGTTGGCGAACCAACCACGCCGGAGCTGTCGAAGATCGCATGATCGCCAAAGAATATCTCACGATTGCCTTCAGCGGCCAACGCCTGATCAATGACACAATTGTTCCAGTTGGCGATAATGTCAGTGTCATCGATACACAAACCGCCATACGCGCCACCGACATGCACGCCGGCGCGCGAGCCCATGATCTTGCCGAAACTCAGGAACAAATCGGCTTTGTTACCGGCGCCGGACCCGACGACACCATTCACCCGACAGGCATCGTTTTGCGCCGCCAGTTCGAAATACGTCAACGCCGCGATCCCGGTCTTATCGAACCAGATACCGTTCCACAGGTTGTAGTGCAGATTACCGTCTGAACCGGTGTGCCAGGTGCCCGACTGCCCCGCGACCTTCAGTTGACTGAACCAACAACTGCCGCACATTTCAAGATGCAGACCGCTCCCGGCTGTCATCACGGTTTGGCTGTCCACGACGAAACCGGACATCGCGAAGTCGGCGCAACTGGCGATATGTATGAGATCAACGGTCGCGTTGGCGCCCTTATAAACCAGCAATGTCGCGCTGATCCCGGAGCCCTCCAATGACCAGTTGTTTTTGCTGGAGATCGTCAGTGGCGCCGTGAAATAAAGTGTTCCCGAGGGCAACACGCCCTTGAACGCGCCTGGAGACGCCTGCAGCGCGGCGAAGAACGCCTGCAACGCCGCCGTGTTGTCGGCGGCGTTGGGCGCAACGCCATAGTCCTCGGCATAGAGCACTTCAGCGGAACGGTCCTGCGCCGAACGCGGCGTGTTGCCGCCGGTCGCGGTCCAGTAGAGCGGTCCGGTCACGCTACCGGCGTCAACTGAACCAGGCGGCCCGATCGGTCCGGTATCACCCTTTTCGCCGTCCTGGCCATCCACACCGTCCTGGCCGTCGCGACCAGGCTGTCCCGGCGGGCCAACCCACCGCTCCGGATCGGGCGGCCCGGTGTCGGTGCCGGGATAGTCAGAATATCTGAGCTTATAGGCGTTCATGTCGTCACCTGTTGCATCTCGGTGTCGGACAGAGCGCGCGGCCAGTATTGAACACGGCGGATGTAACCGGTCAGGTTATCGCTTGAAGCCAGAGAGGCGGGCGTGAGAAAGTTAACGCCGTTGGTCGCTAGTGAAGAATAGCCCAGCGTCAAGGTCGCGGATGTCGCGACCGCTCCACCGTTGAGGACTGCCTTGGCCTGGCCGGCTGTCCATGTCGATACCGTCCTCGCCACGACATTCGCTGTTGTCGCGTTCGGCGTGGATACAATACCGGCACCATCGTATTGACCCAGGGCGAAGTTGGTGGTGCTGAGCACTGTAACAGGCTTCTTCCCCGCGAATGTCGTGCCGGGCTCCGCGATAATGCAAGCATTGTTCGGCGATGGGACCAAACCAACGAACTCCGCGAACCACGAACCAACAGTTGATACGAACCACGGCGCCATGTTGGCGGACGCGATACCACACCGATCCACGGCTCTCGTCACCGCCGTCGCCGTCGTTGGAATGTAGCTGGTCAACGCGCCTTGTTCGTATTGCACGCCCCAGACATAAGAACCGTTTCCGGAAACGCCCTGATATGTCACGAAACCGGTGCCCGTTGGCGTGATCATATTGATCAAACAACAGCGTGCGGTCGTGTTGGCGCCAAGGTTACCTGACAGAGTGCACCGGTAGATGCCATTACCAACCGCCTGCATCGTCGCGCCGGACACCGTTCCGGCGCCCTCGGAATTAGCCGGATTGGAGATCACGCCGGCTTGCAAATCGAAGACCGCACCGAAGGCGGGAGTCCCCTGATCAACGCGAAAACCCAGGTATCTGATCTCACCGGCCTTGGCGTAAGCGGAGAAGGTATAAGGCTGGCCTGTCACGATAGTAAAACTGTTTACTGAACAATGGATGCCATTTGTTCCGTCATCGATCAGCTTAACCATCGTATTCGTGCCGTCTGGCGCGATACCGCTATTCGCTGTTGGCGTTGAACCGTTAATCGACCAACTCCCCACTGGAATACTCGGGAATGCCACATTCGTCCGCGCCTCCTCGATCAGCAGCCCGCGCAACACGTGCGTAACCGGGTCGTAATCCCAACGCGGGGCGTTGATCGCCGCCGTCTGGATCGTTCCGGTGGCGTCGGTGTATGTCGCGGTCGACACGCGCGTGAATGTGATGCGCGGATCGATTGGCGCGCTCATGAAGTTGAGGTTGAGCGACATCCCACCCGGCACGGTGCGACGCACCCCGCCAAGGCACGCATCCACGACCATCGTATCGGTAACGCACTGCCCATACGCCGATACCGACGCGGGCAGCGCGGCCCCGGCCAGCAACAGTGAGCGCCGACCGATCACCTCACCATTCCCGCGCCACGAACGCCTGCGCCGTGGTCGCGCCGATGATCGAATACGCCTGCCCGGACGCCGGGCTCATGCACAGAAACTGCTGGCCAACCGGGATCAGGATCGATGGTGGCCCCGCGACCGCCGTTGCCGTCTCCGACACCCACAGGCTTCCCGCCGACTGGTTCTGAATCATGCAGCCGTGCCGGCCGCTCCACGCCGGAATAGCCACCTGGGCGGTGCCCCCGGCGGTGATGGTGCCGGAGCGGTCGGCATAGCTGAGAGCCTGCGCCAGCGCCATCGCGGGTTGCGACAACAGAACAGCCAGTATCAAAGCACATCGTTTTGTCATCAGAAGTACTCCGCGACCACGCGCTCGCCGCCCGTCGGCAACGCGGTGATAGTGAACAGCGTCCGCATGGCCTGCACCACATCGGCGGGCTTCTGCTCGGCCGGCGGGAATTTCGGCGCGAGGTTGTAGGCCGCGAGCATCTCGTAGGCCGGGGCCGCCATCTCCGGGATGTCACCCGAGGTCCACCGCGCGATGCCCTTGCCGACCAACTCGGTGTGAACAGCCATGACACCCTCGACCGCGATGTCGTGCGAGGCGATGCCCATGGCGCCCCGGCGAACGCGCCCCTCCAGCAGCGCCACCAAGGACGGATCGGCCGCCTTGCCGAAGGACGAGGCCATCTGCGCCGCCGCCAACTTGGTGTATTCCTCGACGAAGGCGCGCGGCACGGCGGTGGCGTCCCACCAGACCAGCGCCTGGGCATCGAGCCCGGCGTGGACACTCGCCACCTTGTCGAGCGCCAACGCCTGATCGGAGGCAAGCGGCGTTTCATCCGAGGCGATGACGCCCAGCTCGACGAGCGCCATCGTGGCGATGGTGGCGACCGGCACCATCTCGGTCATGGTCGGACGATCGTCGAGCGGCACCACGGCGACGTTGAGCCGCCGCAGCGTCCGCTCGGCGATCGTCGAGACGGAGACGGTCGCTGGCATCGGTTACCGCTTCGACCGCGACTGTCCGCCCGCCGCCGGGTCGGCGATCGTGACCTCGTTCGACGGTGGCGCGGCGGTCGATCCATGCGCGTTCGTGGCGGTCACGACGCACGTCGCGACCTTGCCGACGTCGGCGGCCGTCACGGTGTAGTTCGCGGCGTCGGTGCCAACGATCGAACCATCGATCTTCCACTGGTAGCCGTAACTCGTGGGCTCACCCTCCCAGTTGCCCATTGTGCAGTTCAGCGTGTCGCCCGCCTGCGAGACGTGGGGGACGTCCCGGTTGACCGGTGCCGTCGTGCCGCCGGTTCCGTTGCCGGGTGGCGGCGGTGTCGTGCCAGGATCTCCGGTGATGATGCCCGCCGCGAGGCTGGAGATGCGCGTGGCGCGGCCAACGGGCGCCCCGGTGGCCCTTACAGCCCCCGCCGGGTCTGGCGCCGTAGGCGGCCCAGAGGGGTTCACGGGATCAAGGCCCAACGCGACCATGTGAGCGTCCCTGGCCATCGTGTTTTCCTCGATCGTCGCACCCGCGCCACCTCGGGCGCCCAACGCGCCGGAGCCATTGTAATCGAGGATGATCTGCGCGCCGACCGATCCCGCCGCCATTTGCGTGAGTTCCTCGGTCGTGTGAGGCGATACGAACGCCGCCCCGGTGACGCTGTTCGACCGCCCGGTGTGATGGATCGTCTCGGTTGCGCTATGCGGTTTCGTTGCCATTTCAGTCTCTCCTCATGGTTGACGCGGCCCGCGGATAAGCTGCTCGACCAGATCGCGCAGGTGATCGAGTTCTCTGACGTTGTCGTCCACCCGCGCGCCGAGAACCGCCATGGAATGCGAGTTGTTCCACCCGATGCCCACCAGCGCGGCCAGTATCAACGGCGCGAGCGCCACCGCGATTTTGAGCCACGGCGACATTCACAACAGACGCCCCAGACGGCGGGCGAAGACGATGGGGTCGGTGGCACCTTTGCTGGTGTTACATCGTGCACAAGCCAAGGCGATGTTCGTGATCCAGTTAGTTCCGCCACGGGCCAGTGGTTTTACGTGGTCAACGTGATAGCCGTTGCGGACAGACTTCGAGCAGTAAACGCACTTGCCTTTCTGAGCCTTGAACAACGCCTTGAGTTCATCAGCGCTATGGGAACCTTCAGCCGCCAGTTTTCTGGCCCTACGAACATGGGCGCTGACTTTGACCTTCTCTGGATTGGCTTTCTTCCAAACCCGCATGTTCTTTCGCCTTAATTTGCGCTCTTCAGGCCCTTCTCCGTGGTAAAGCTGATTTCCCAACTCATTGTTGCATCGGAAACATCCGCCGTTGACGGTGGTCCGCTGGCTCATGTGGTTTTTGGTGCACGGCCGTCCGGTGAAAAATCGCGTTAATCCGGCGGCCTTCGCATCGTCCCGCGTGACGATCGGGCCGGTATAGTCGTCTGGTTCCGGGAGTCGCGCCGCCAACTTCGCCGCCAGACGCTTTGCATTCCTCTCCCGCCTGTATGTGGCGCTTTCGACCCGATGCTCGGCGGAATACTTCCGCCCGGCCGCCCGGATTTCTTCCTGATTGACTTCCTTCCAAGCAAGGATCGCCGCGCGCTGTTTTTCAGGATTGGCCTTCTGCCACGCCTCGCTATGGACGGCGAGACACGCATGGCACCCGCCATTTGAGGTCATGCGTTGGCTCAGATGCCCTGCGCGGCGACATTTTGAGCCTGGGAAGAAACGCGTCAAACCACGCGCCTTGGCCTCGGCGCGTTGGACAATCGGCCCATCGTAGGGCACGTAGGGAATAGCCATCGGTATGTTCACCTCATATCGGCGGTCAGGGGCCGTCGGGGCGCTGATAACGCCCCACGGTCTCGCCTCAGTGTAGCATTGAATGCTAAACATTTGCCAACGCTTTGTCGTTACGTTCAGGCATCGGCCACGGCCGAAGTCCATACACTTACGATGCCTGCGTCAACGGGTTTTGTTGTGTCTACCGTTGGATCAACACCAAAGCGCAACTTCCCGATCCCTCTCATTTCGGAAATTCCGATTCCATGGAAGAACGAATAATCGCGTACGTTCGTCGTGCTCTTCATCCGTTGCGCCCACGCAACGCCCAA